CCCGTGAAATGAACTTGAATACTGGTCTGTCTTTTTTGCCAGCATTTTGTAGAACACATCTGGTTCATCACGCCCAACCTTGCTCGCTTCAATTAAGCCCCCAACCACTGGGATGTATTCTTCATTGATGCTTTGGTTTATTTTTGAACCCTTTTTTCGGTGTGTTTTGTAATTAGCATAATAGGTATCTGTTGCGATCACATAATTCTCTGGCAAACCCTCAACGGAGTCTGTGCCTTCAAACCATTCAACAATACGCTCATGCCCCCGAATGTCTGGCGCTTTCGTAAACCCATCAAACATCTGTATCTCCAAAATGGCTCACTGCTTCTTGCTGTATTAACTCTGCCTCATAGATATGCCGCGTAAGGTTGTACCTAAAGAACGCCTCGCCTATCGAACCATACAGCCCCTGTTCCCTGATTTTTCGGATAATAACCCGCGTCTGATCGGCCTCGAAGTCTCTGTGAACCACTATTCCCACATCACACATATTATTCCAATGCGCTGAACCTGATATATCGTAAAGACTTGGGGGCGGGTACACTCCATCTGAGCCTCTTTGCATTTTTGCGGGGTGGGCAACCATCCACATGGCAACCTCGTGAGTTCTACAGAACTGTTTGCATCTGCTTACCAAATCACGGATATGCTCATCCTCTCTTTTGTTTCCATCTCTGGTAGCGTCAATTTCATTATATGGGTCAATTATAATTCCTTTAACGCCATGCCTAAGGCACGCTGATTTAGCCTTTGTTAACAGCCAATCTATTGTTGGTAATGAATCTTCGCTTTCTATAAAATGAAACCTATTATCTAAAAATAACATAGCCTCTGTAAGTTCTTCTTTTGTCATTCTTGGGTTTGGTCCGAAATCAAACGGCTTTGCCATCACCTTTTCTGACAACCGCCTTATATGATTGGCTGTACTGTGTTCTGGTGAAAAAATGGCGAATTTCCAACCATGGTTCTTGGCTAGATTTACTGAAAGCTGATCTATAAAATTAGATTTCCCATGATTTGGGATGCCAGTTACAATGGCGAATGTAGATGGCATGACCTTATAAATTTCATCTAATGATGCAAAACCAGTAGATATGGCTTTTTGAACATTGCCATCATAAATATTGAAAACCTCTTTTTCGTAATCTTTAACAGTGTATAATCCGTCTATGGGGTGTGGAGCCGCCAATCCTATAATCTCCCTTAACACATCGGCTCCATGCTCCACTAAACATTCATTCGCATCCTTGCATTGTATGTCGTGATTATTTGGGTACTCTATTGTCCAGCAACGGTCTTTACCGAACCGATGTATCAATTCCAGCTTCAACGCTTGCCCCGCCTCATCTGCATCAACGGCTATTATTACCTTCTCCGCCTCATGCAACCATTCACAATTCTGCAATGCTTGAAATCTTTTATCATGTTCATCAAATTTTGCAGTCTTGGGTGCGCCATCTGGCAATGTAACTGCATATATAAAACCAGCTTCCCACATAGAAAGCACATCCATTTCACCCTCAACAAAAATTACTGTCTTTGAGCCTGTTTCATCCCACCACTTTTTAACAGCATCCATATTGAACAGCGTTCTCTCTGCCCCATTCTCCTGTCTAAACTTCTTATCCTTGGTTCTATATTTTATGTTAACCAGTTGCCCATCCTTGTGATAGGGGAACGCATAACAGGCCTCTTCACCATTCCCGAACCAATTGCTTGTTCTAGTAATCTGAAATGCTGCAACAGTTTCTTTGCTTATGCCGCGCCTTTTGAACCATTCAATCATTGGCTGGCTTTCTGCATCAGCCTGTTTTGGCGGCGTGGGGCGTTTATATTCTACTGGCTTCACATATTGCCCATCTGGTTTATAGTTAGCCCCAGCCACAGCCCCAGACCATTCGCAATGGTGGCATTTCCATACCGCACCACCATCAGGCTCTATCGTTACCGAAAGGCACTGGTCTGTTTTATTTTTTCTCGTATGGGAACATTCTGGACAAGTGGTCTTGTGATCGCCAACTTTCCAGTTGCGTAATTGTATTCTATTATCAAGTAATTTTTGCATTTGGTCACCCCGCTAATTGGTTTTTATTTTTACTTATAGATTGCTCCTCTTGCACTGTCTCCCATCTTTTTTGATTCAACCACGTTGTGGCATGAGGTATAAATTTTTTATCTTTTCCAATGGTTGTTCTTTTGAACCTACAGGTCTTTAAAAATAAATCCCTTACGTCAATATCTTTATCTACAACCCTTTTCCAAACTTCATATGCCTTGGCTTTTGAGCCATCATTACGAGGATATGCGTTCCACCATTCTAAAAACTCAGGAACATATTTGTCACCCCTCTTTGTTTTATCTTCTTGTATAACTCTAATAGTATTGGGTGTCTTATTTGTCACCCTCTGAGTGTCGATTCTGTCACCCCTATTCATATTTAAAATAAATCTATTGCTTGTCTGCTTTCCAGTATCAGTAAATCTTTTTTCAACCGATACAAGGCCATCATCATATAATGACTTTATAGCCCTCATTATAGAACGCTCATTACACTCACATAATTTTGCAAGATGTTTGTAACTTGGATATGTAGAATTGTTCTCGTCTGAATAATTGGCGAGCATTAATAGAACTAATTTCGTAAGAGAATTTTTACAGGACTGTTTTGCCGCCCAAGACATCGCATCAAAACTCATAAATACCTCCGTATTGTTGGTCGCCTAAATCACAAGGTAATCTACAAATCTTTTGCTGTAAACCATTGACCGAAAGATGCTTGGCTTATTAAGATAAAAATATGTTGCATTGCCCAACCTGTTCATCAAGAAATCATAAGGTTTCTGCTTACACACCCAAAGATATGCCAGATGGTAAAACCAGAAGGCGGGAATGTTTAGATTGCAAAACAAAATTTTTTACTATGGAAAGCGTCTTTATTTACCCAGCGGTAGAAAAAAACGTTAAGAAAAAACCAAAAACCACAATAAAAAACAAATTTTCACGCAATGGTAAAAGAATACTCAGGCCAAGAAAACCAATGCCTAGTTTAGAAATAGAACCAGATTTTGATGACCTGACAGACGAAGAACTAGAAGCGCATATTTTTTCTAATTAAAAATGATATTTTTTTACATATATTGTTGACATATGAAAACATTATGGTAATATATATATATTGATTGAACCAAACCACGGAGACTAAAATGAATATTCAAATCGGAAACATTGTTAGGGTTAGAAACACCATTGGCAAGGTGATTAAGATAACTCCTAAGAATGATATTAACAAATGGAAGCATGATGAAATTGTAATTTCTATTTCTAACAAAAAACCCAAAATTGTTAAACCTACACAAATTGAAATTATCAAATAACCACGGAGACCAAAATGACCGATTTTATTAGAGCCGCAACCACCGAAGACATGGCACAGGCATATAGCGACACCTTCAAAGATGTTCATGGCGTAAGACCTCGCCATACAGAGGGCTGGGCTTTTGAAGATTACGCATCTGCCATTCAGGGCTTGCAGATAACCCTTGAAGAAGATTTAAGGCAAGAAAAAGCAGAAAAACTAGCCGCCATCAATGCGACACTTGCGGTTGGCGCACCTGACTTTGAAACAGCACAGCGTTGGCTTGAGCAAGCTTGGGAGTGTGTATAATGGACATTACCGTAAACATTGAAAAGGTCGACACCAAAAAATTCCAAATTAATGTCACGATTGATGAGGCACACTTAAAAGCATGGGCGACTGATTATGTTTCAGACCAAGAACATGATTTCAAAATTGTAGATGGCCTCAAGGTTTGGAATGTATATGACGAATACGACAACGTAACCACTCAAATTGATGAATCTGGAGAAAATTGGCATCATCAATATGTACACGAATATTTGAATGACCAAGATGCGGATAAACTGATGTTAGATAACTGCCATGACTTCAGTCAATATGAACTCATGAATGAAGAATCTTCAATCATTGGATTTGAGGGGGATTTATGATGAATACGGCACTTAATAACCATAAGGGTGAATGGTTCAAAATTGTAGATGGGAAAAAGGTTCATCAGAATAGGTGTTTATGCTGTAACAAAACTCATGCTGAATTAAAAAAAGACTTCAAGAGATTCACACAAATCAGACGAGAACTAGACCATTCTTCAAAAACACGAACAATGATACTTCATGGGTTCAAAGACCATATTGGCACTGAAAACCAAGGAAGCCATTATTGGTACACTTGGCATGGCGACCCATGTAGATGCTGTGGTGGTGCGCCTCAAACTATAGGCGAATTGTTCTTGGCTGTATATTCTGAAGGTCAATGGTACTGCAATAAATGTTATGCTGAAAATCCGAAAGATAATTCTGGAAAATGGATTTTTGCACCAATCGGGCAACGCAAATATTTGCCAGATGATGAAGAAGAACAAACCGCCAACTCCGTGGTAAGATAAGGCGGTTAGAATCGGGGAGGCTTTGCGGCTTCTCCGATTTCTTTATGTTCTGAACAATACCAAGTTTTACCATTATCAAACGAATAACAAGCAAGGGTAGAACCGCAAACCTT